CACACATGAGAGACGGTCGAGACTACGCACCAGGGCCTTAAGGAAGCCCTACAGCACGAATCGACCGACAGAACATCTCTCAACCTCCTGAAGAGTCGCTACTTCGACAGTAGCGATTCGACAGGCACCCACCTCGTCTTCGTTCGAAGACGAGGCCGCTGCGCCACGCCGTGGACCCAATTAGAGTCGGGTCTCGGTCTCTCAGTAAAGTACTGAAACAGCGCAGTGTCGTCATTGGTAGGCGATCTCGTTTGAGTCACAGTAAGTGACAGCACACGAATCTCGTCTCGCTGGAGATCAGAGTTATAACGCGTTAAAGCGCTATTTCTGATCTGCGTGCGAGTCTTTCTACCAAAGACACCAGAGTCCATTGCCACCCAGGGTAGACCCCTAGGTAGTGTCGACGTCAGGTATGACGAAGTGTTCAATAACCACTTTTTAGTGAAGTTATTGGCACACTCCGCCACGCTGACTAGGCTCTCCGGTTTGCCGCTGTAGCTCTCTTTCCAATAGATTGGGGTTACAGTATGCCCATCGTAGGAATCAACGCCGCAAGACTCTCTGAACTTTCCAGTCCAGAAAGACTTGTTTGCGTTCACCTTGAAGTACAACACTTCAAGGGAGTCTACAAACAGCGCCCGACTGTCAACAGGGATAACTATGTCATCCCCGAAGACGGCTACTTCTCCCATCAAGCCTCTGATAGTCTTGACGGTGGGACGCAAACCGCGTGTCGTAATGACAGCGGCCAGCGCAACACCGAGGAATATCAGCGACTCTACTGGAAAAGTACAGGCACTACCCATAGTTGAGAACTTTCTCAGCCGGATTTCAGCAGGCGCATTACGCGTCAGCTTCTGTCCGACACTACGGGTGCGAGACGATCGTAGGGCGCTCAGTAATTTTGGATTGCTCCGAAAGAACTGACCTACTACGTGACAGGTAACCCGGTCGCTAGCTTCGGATAAATCCAAAGTAGCAAGCGAGCCGTCCCGTGAGCCTTGCGTGCAAAGAGACTGATTAAGAGATTGGTCGCGAAAGCGAACAAACTCTCTTAACCAGGTTCTGTTTGCCCGGGAACAGAAGTAATGCCAGACGTTTTGCTGGCACCACTGGTGCTCGCTCGGTTCCGCGGCGATAAGCCGCGGCGCCGAGTAGGTTTTTGGGACTGCGACGAGTCGAGACGGAGGTTCCAATGAAAGAACCTCCCCCTCCCTCTCGCACCTATCTGCCCATGAGCTAAAACTGTGAAAGCCACAGTCCGCCAAAGGGAACTCAAACTCCAGAGGATCTGCCCAATTCGACCAATAATACTTATTGGTCGGACCAACAGACTCTGAAATAGCGCCAGGACCATGTCTGAACCTCCATTGCTTCGGGTCGTAAGACCCTAAGGTAGTGGTGACAATCGAGGACACCCTGTCCAAGACTGCCAAGAAAACCGACACGTCTCGGACCCGCTTTGGGTCTGAGAGACTTGCCGCCCGATCACGAAGCTGCGTAGACCTACCAAAACCATGGTAGGGATGCGCCGCCGAGAGATCAGACGGGGTCGAAGCACACCAGAACTGTTCAGGTTCCGGCAACTCCGCGTCAGTAGCAACAAGCTTGAGGACTTCGTCCTCAACCTTATCGCTACCACAGTCGATGCGCATCTTCTTCGCTACGTAAAAGAATTGACGTAGGAATAGGACCGCTTCGATACTGAGGTCCTCTCTCAGAGGGCCGCTCTCGTGAAAAACCAGTAGGTAGAGTCCCCGAAAAAGTTTCGGGATCACTACCCTACCAGAAAACCTCTTTGTCAGAGGTAATCCTGATAGATTGTACTGGCCGCCGGCTAAGCACCTATCAAAGTGCTTGCCAACAGCTGGGAGGTCTACCAAAAACAACGGTAGACCTCTTCGCTCCGCGAGAGCTAGGAGACGGGTGAGATCTTTCTCAAATTCCGTCACCAGCGTCGGGAAGGCGTATACAGCATCCTTTAACAGATGCCTATACACCTCAATCAGCTCTCTAACATGGCATTTAGACATTCGGGGATTAACTCCTCGGTAATGTCCCATGCTGTCAGAAGGCTCTCTCTACTACGCCAACTGAGGTCGAAAGTCTAGAAGGATACCTCGACAAGAGGTATGGTCTTCCCGCACCCGATTATGTGTTTATCACATTCGGAATGTGCCGACTAGACTACGATTCCCAGCCGAGTAACGAAACCAAGAACGCGTTCGAGGACAAGATGGCCAAATCGGCCACCGCGTCCGGAAGTGCGAGCGAGGTATCGCTGGGTAGCTGTTCAAGCACAAAATAAAATTTGCGCGTGAACTCCGCTACCGCGCCAGCCGCGAATGTTTTCCGCACAACTTCAAAGTTGTGCCGATCATATTCGACAAGCGGGTAAGGTGCCGGCTTCGCCTTGGAATGGCGAATCTTTGCACGATACTCGTCGGTGGCGTTTCGGAACAGGTACTCACCGGAGTACCCATCCTGGTTGATCTTCACAAGTGTGATGTCGCCACCAGCCTGTGGAAGAACGAGAGTGCTGCCTAACATACGAGGGCTCCTTGCATTGCTAACCGAGACCTACGGCTTATCGCCGCAGGGCGGCTAGAGACGCAAGTATCGACAACTTCCCACCATCTAAGATGGGAAGGTAAGGAAGAGGAACCGGGCTCAGAGCTGCGACTGGAAGTCGCAGCTTGCGTGTTACCTCCAGCTTGTACTGCCCTCCAAGGGTAATACCAGCCGGAATAGACGCATGGTCTACTTCAAACACCGCAATACCTTTAGTAGTGCGCATGTAGCAGACCCGCCCCGAGGTACAGGGAACTGAGTTGTTATGTGCAGCGATAAACTCGCCCACATTACTAAACCAGTCTACGAGCCAGCTCCAGGGAAGCAATTCCCAGGCTGTCTCTAGAGCGCCATAACTAGTGACACCGAGTACGAGACGACGAGAGAACTTCATCAGTTCTTCGTCACTCATATGCGGTATGTCACTGTCTGGTAGGAGTTTCCACTCCGCAGAACCCCACGATTTACTCGTGTAGATGTTCTGGCGCGTCCCGGTGATGAACGCCCCTTGAGAATGCATGATAACATTCTCTTTGGAACTAATCACCTGATCGTACCCAAGGTTGATCCGTTTCCTCAGTGTTTTACCATCACGAAGCCTCCGCAACTGAGTGAACTTCTCATTTGAGACTTTCACGAATTGCGTAAGCTTCTTGATGTCGCTGAGCATAGGCCTTAAGCCAAACCTGACCCAAAGATTCCCACCAGCAATGTCTTTAACGACGTTACCAAGTGAGAGCTTCTTAAGGACGTTTTGGCCCCAGCTTTTGATCAGCATCGGAAGATCCTTCAGCTCGCCGATCGCGGATGGCAAGCTCACATGAGGTGAGCTTGGATTCGTTTCGGCGAGGATCTTGAAGGCGAGGTTAGCTTGTTCGAGCCAATTTGGCTCTGCAAACGCCCCGATCGGATCCGGGAAGTAGGGGCTGTGGTGACCTATGGGATATTGATTAAACTCCCATACGCCAGTAGCCCCGTCCAGGAAAGGATAGTCGCGATCGATATGCCAGTGAGCGAAAGGGTTTGCACCCAATCGATTACCGACGATATCGTTGCACTCCTCTGCAACACCAAGCGTCATACTGTCGTAGAAAGGAGGGCCACCGTCGAATGTAAAAGATCCGGTATGGATCTGTTCGACGTGGTTACTCCTATAACGTGCGGTACCTGGCATGGTGCGATCTCCGCGATAGAACACTGTTCCTTAGGGTGACGTAGTCAGAATGAGAAATGAATCTCACTACGGG